AAACGAGTCTACGCCGGATTTCAGGCGCTGCAAAGACTGCCAAGAAAACAAACCGTTAACCGAATATTCGGTTTGCGGAAAGCATCGTGACGGTCGAATTAGAATTAGATTTTCATGCAAAAACTGCATGAACGTGGCCTTAAGACGGAAGTACAACTCAAGTACTCATGCTGGAAAACGGAGAATTTCTAGAAACAGAGAGAGATATGACCGTTTGCGTCAAACTGAGAAAGGCCAAGAAAAAATTCGAGAATACATTAGAAAATATCGCGCATCGTTAGTAGCGAAAGGGCTGACGACCAAAGGAAAACCGCGCAAAGAATGGCGAGTTTCGGACCAAGAGAAGGCGCGACGCATAGCAGAAAACGCACAACGAAGAATCGGCATTGAATATCGCTCGTGGCGCAGCGAGTGGCTGACTAAATCCGCACCAGCGAAATGCGTGCAAGCTGTGTACGAACTGACCGGGAAGCCTTGGAACAATCCGAGGCTGTCCAGCGGCGAGAAGTTTACGCTGAGATACGAGCGAGATACTGTATTTCGCGCCCGCCAGGTGCTCAAATCTCAGCGTCGGAAGGTAGTTCGCTCTGCTCTCATCGAAGCGCAGTCGGACGGTTCCGTGACTCCACAGTCACTAGGCCGCCTTTACGGTCAAGCGAAGGAATGCTGCTATTGCGGCGTTTCGTTTAAGACATCGAAGGAAAAAACAGCGGACCACATCGTGCCTATTTCCCGAGGTGGCCTGCATTCAATTCTTAATCTTGTAATTTGCTGCATTAGCTGCAATTCCAGCAAGCGCGACAAAATGGTGGACGAATGGCGCACCGTAAACCGTCTGAAGCCGAACTCGAAAAGCTCAACCAGCAACAGGCAGCCTTCGTGCTCGGTGTCACGGCGCGTTCGCTTAGAGACTGGCCAGATGCCCCTCGAGCTGCTGATGGCACCTACAATGCTCAGAAGCTGGTCGAATGGTATGTCGCCAAACTGAGCCAGAACGAGGAAGGCTTTGATAGTCAACGCGAACGCCTCGCAGCTGCTCAAGCTGAGAAGGTCGAAACAGAAAACCGCCTCCGTCGTGCCGAACTGGCCGATATGAGCGAAGTGGCTGCCGCGTGGCAAGACCACATCATTGCGGCAAAGTCGAAATTGCTTTCAATGCCGGCCAAGCTCGGGCCGCAACTGGTGAACTGTGCAGATGCGGGAACAATCGCCGGGAGAATCCGCAGCGAAATCTACTCAGCGCTCGTCGAGCTCGCAGAATCTTCGGATGTGCGACCCGGCGCAGACGCTGAGGCGTTGCCTGAAGGCGTGGAACCCGCCGCCGGACCTCACGGTGTCGGCTTGGGCTGACCAGTTCCGGCGACTGTCGAGCGAATCGAGCGCGGAACCAGGCGTGTGGAATACCTCTCGCGCTGAGTACCAGCGCGGGATTATGGATGCTATCTCGGACCCCGCGTTACGCGAGGTCTGGGTGATGAAGTCGGCGCAGGTCGGCTGGACTGAAATCCTGAACAACTGCATCGGGTTTCACGTTCACCAAGACCCGGCGCCAATGCTGCTAGTGCAACCGACACTCGAAATGGCCGAGAGCTGGTCGAAAGACCGCCTCGCCCCGATGGTGCGCGATTCGCCAGTTCTCACGGAACGCATCGCAGACCCAAAGGCTCGCGACAGTGGCAATACGCTGCTGCACAAGAAATTTAGCGGCGGTCACCTCACGGTGGCCGGCGCGAACTCCCCCGCCGGACTGGCCTCGCGGCCGATTCGGGTGGTGCTGTTCGACGAGGTGGACCGCTACCCGGCATCTGCCGGCACTGAGGGCGACCCGGTGAGCCTTGGCAAGAAGCGAACCACGACATTTTGGAACCGCAAATTGTTGGCAGGCTCGACACCGACCATCAAGGGTTCGAGCCGCATCGAGGCCGGTTTCGAAGGTGGCGACCAGCGGTTCTACTTTGTGCCTTGCACAAGCTGCGACGAGTTCCAGCGACTGGTGTGGGCGCAGGTCAAATGGCCGGATGGAAGGCCGGAAGAAGCCGCCTATGTTTGCCAGCACTGCGGCGTGATGCTGACCGAGGCTGACAAGGCCGAGATGTTGAAGGCGGGAGAATGGCGAGCGACACAGGCTACTCGTGGCATCGCGTCGTTTCACATCTCCGAGCTGTACTCTCCCTGGTCGAGCTGGTCAGAAATGGCGGTGGCCTTCGTGCAAGCGAAGCGCTTCCCCGAGACGTTGCAAACTTGGATTAACACCTCGCTCGGCGAGACCTTCGAGGACCGTGGCGAATCGGTGGCTCCGCAAGGGCTGGCGTCGCGCCGCGAGCAGTACGGGCCGCAGACGGTTCCGGCTGGCGTGGTCCTGCTGACTGCTGGCGTCGACGTTCAAGATGACCGCCTCGAGGTGAGCATCTGGGGCTGGGGTCGCGACGAGGAGGCATGGCTGGTCGAGCACGCGGGCTTACGCGGCGACCCCGGCTCTGACGCCTTGTGGCTGGAGCTAGACGCCTTCGTGGCCGCCAAGCGTGCCAGCGAGGACGGCCGGCGCTTGCTGGTGGAGGCGGTCGCGGTGGACTCCGGCGGCCACTTCACGCAGCAGGTTTACGGCTACGCAGCTCGTCGCAAGGCTCGCCGGGTGTTCGCGATCAAGGGCGCTGGCGGGTTCGGGCGGCTCATCTGGCCAAAAGCGGCTGGCCGTGCCGGCAAGACCTCGGCGCAGGTCTGGATTGTGGGCGTGGACACGGCGAAGGACCTCCTTTACGGGCGCTTGCGTCGCGTACTGGAGCCGGGACCGGGCTACCTGCACTTTTGCGCTGCCGTCGAGCCCGAATGGTTCGAGCAGCTGACGAACGAAGTGATTGTCCACAAGTCGGTGCAAGGCCGCCGGGTTCGGGCTTACAAACCGCGTGCTTCTGGCGTCCGGACTGAGGCGCTCGACTGCATGGTTTACGCCTACGCGGCGTTTCTGGGCAGGGCTGGGCCTCGCGTGCTTGAACACAGAAAGTCGGCTCCTGTGGCCTCTGAGGAGGTCGCAGAGCCAAAGCCGGAGCTGGTGCAGCCTGCACAGCAAGCGACGGTGATGCGGCGACCGCAAACGATGCGCCGCCCTGGTGGCTACATAAATTCTTGGAGATGAAAAAATGAGCGTTAACGTTGAAGCCTTCTGTGACATCCTGACCTCGACCGTAATCACCCGGCCAGCCGATACGACGGCGTACGCCTCGGGCGACCTTGTGGCCAACTCGACCACAGCCGGCTCGGTTACGGCGTTCTCGTTTGCGAACGCTGTCAGGTTCCCCGGCGGCTCGATTCGCGTCGAACGCTGCCGCATTCAGAAGTCGGGAACGAGCGTTACCAACGCCTCGTTTCGCGTTCACATCTACGCCGCAGCGCCGGCCAGTGTGAGCAACGGAGATAACGGCGCCTGGCTGAGTCCCATCGCCAACTACATTGGCGCTTTCGATGTCACCGTCGACCGCGCCTTCACAAACGGCGCAGAAGGCGCTGGTCTGACGCTGACCAACACGCCGATGACCTGCAAGGTCGCAGGCAGCGCCATCACGTTGTTCGCCCTGCTGGAAGCCCGCGGCGCCTATACGCCGGCAAGCGCTGAGACGTTCACCATCCTGCTCGAAGCGTATCGCTTCTAATGAAGCCGGCATTCTTCCCGGTAATCATGGGCGGGCGTCGAGGCTCGGTCACGCAAGTATTTAGCCCCGCCTCGCTCTTCACCAGCGGAGTGCAGGGCGCGTGGTACGACCCCAGCGACTACACCAGCCTGTTCCAAGACAGCGCAGGCACGACCGCCGTCACTGCGGTGGAGCAGCCTGTTGGCAAGATGCTGGATAAGTCCGGCAACAACAACCACGCCTCGCAAGCCACCACCGCCTCGCGCCCTGTCCTGCGTGCGCGGTACAACCTGCTGACGTATAGCGAGCAGTTTGATAATGCGGCGTGGTTTGCTGGCTCAACAACTGTTTCTGCAAATCAAGCAACTGCGCCAGATTTAACTGTTACAGCGGATTTGGTCTATCCAACAAGCAGTGGCGCATCTCGCTACATTTGGCGCAATGCTTCTGTATTTACCGCATCAGCACAAGTCATTACCTCCTCGTTTTATATAAAATCCTCTAGTTGGACTTGGGTGATGGTGAACGGAACCGGAACAAACACTGGAGTCTGGTTCAACATTTCTACAGGACAAAAAGGCACGGAAAATTCTGGATACACTGGAACAATTACCGATGCTCAAAATGGATGGTGGCGAGTTACTGTGACGGAAACTCGTACAGGCTTAGTGCAGCCTACTGTTTTTCTTGCTGACGCTAATAGTTCGCTTACTGCTACGGCAAGCGGCACGAATGGTATTTACGTCTGGGGCGCCGACCTCCGCACCGGCTCCGCCGCAGGCACTTACCAGCGCATCGCTGCGGCGACGGACTACGCGACGGCGGGGTTTCTGCCGTACCTTGCGCTGGACGGCACGGATGACTCGTTTGCCACGGGCAGCATTGACTTTAGCGCGACGGACAAGATGGCGGTGTGTGCGGGCGTCACTAAGAACAGTGATGCGGCAGCCGGAATGGTTGTTGAACTTAGCGCAACTGCGGCTGCAAATTCAGGAGCATTTTATATTGCGGCTCCAGAAGGCACTGGTGCAAATTACTTTTCTTCCAAGATGCGCGGAACTGGAGGAAGCGCAAGTCCTGCAATTGCTACCTCGGCTTCGTTTGCTGCGCCGATAACTGTTGTTGCTTCTGGACTTGGCGATATATCAACCGATACAAATTTGTTGCGGCTTAATGGAACTCAGGTTGCAAGCAATACCACCGACCAAGGCGGCGGAAACTTTGGAAACTATCCGATGTACATCGGTCGCCGCAACAACGCATCGGTGCCGCTCAACGGTCGCATTTACCAGCTTATCGTCTGCGGCAAGACCCTGAGCGCGTCGGAACTTGCCAGCACTGAATCCTTTGTGGCAACCAAGACCGGAGTGACCCTGTAATGGCTGACTGGGCATTCCGCACGCTGATTACCACCACAGCCACCACCCCGCTGGCCCGCGACATCGCCGCGACTCTCTCGCCTAGTGGCGGGCAGAATATGTGGCTTACGGGGCTGTCCGCTACGGGCAATGCGCCTGCGACGCACTACGTCAGCACTGGGCTAATATCGCCTGAGTTCGCCATGCTCGTTCCCGAGCAGATGTGGGAGCAGGACGCAAACGGCGACTGGGTGCAGACGGGCAGCAGCCCCGGCGACCCGGTGCTGTGCTACCAGATGTGTGTGGCTG